TGAGAATGAAGAACTTGGTGAGAAGATGGTTGAGATCTGTCTTGTTATTCTTGCTAAGGCAGTTAAGTTGACCAAGACTGATATGGATGATCAACTTTTAGAAGTTGTTACAAAGGCAATTAAAGCCAAAGAAGATGCATCAGAATGATAAATCTATGAGGTCTTCTTTTTTATAAATATCTTATAGCAAATAAATTTATAGAGAAGAGCACATGGCACTCTGGGGCAATAACGATAATCTCTCCGTTCAATCGGGAGCCACGGTGTCTTTGAACTACGCTACCCTGGAAGTTCAAGGAACCGGTACTACTTTTGGAACTGCTGGGTATGCTGGCACTGGTAGTATTATTAGATTTGGTGTAAGAAATGGTGATGGATTTGGTGGTATCTCTACGTATTTTGGGGATGCTGTAGTCGTTGGTGTTGCAAGTACAACTTCATTGACTATTGGATCAACTGTAAACTTAACTGGTGGTGCTATTGGCAACACATCATTTACAGTTTCTGAGTGTCCCAAGTCTACTATCCTCAACTCCGCATACAGTCAAAACACTGGTGTTGGAGGAACTACTGATAGATTCGTCTATGGTATTTCTACTTCTGGATCACAAGAAGCAGCAGGAACTGCTTTTGAGACTGGAGTAGGTTGGGTTGGTATCCAAACTTATAGAGACTGTGAGGGTCAGTTAAGAGTTAAGAAGGAAATTCTAGTTGCAATGTCCGGTATTTCTACTGGCAATGTACCTAAGTTCCCTGATCAAAAGTAACGGTATGTAATGATATATGATTTTCAATGAATTGAATGAAGATAACTTTTTGTTATTCGCCATTAAAAATTATCAAAATCCCCAAGCTGTCACAAGAGAAGACTTTGATCGTGATTTAAATCACTTCAAGTATATTAAACGTTTACTTAAACGATATAAAAATACGGGTCAACTTAAGACTCATCTTCTCTTAAATCACTTTATTATTTTGTATAATATATTTGGTGAAGCAACAACACCAATGCTGTTCTTTAAGATAGAACGGGAACTTTGGTCTTGTATGAAAAGTTTTATTATTTTTTTAGGGAAACTGCCGGAACATCCTAAGACTTATATTCATGATGTTCAAGTAGATATCTACTGTTTATCCGAACTCTATAAAATCTACAATGGAAAAGAAGACTCTTGATAAGATAATAAACTTGATTCGTCTTCGCGAACAGGTAGCACCTCCTACCAATAATGTTGGTAGCGGAAACATTGCTGGTACTGTTGAAGCTGGTGATGATCCTCCAGTAAAAAAGAAGAAAAAATATATCTATATGAAAGGTATACGAAAAACTTGGAAACCTTAAGATGGAAGAAGAAGTTAAGGTTGCCGTCTTAGAAACAAGATTAGAAAACTTTGAGACTTTAGTATCAAGGTTGGATTCTGCAATAGAAAAAATTGCAGAGGTAAATAATAATGTGTCGCGCATGTTAGCGGTCCATGAACAGAGAATCTCTAAGCAAGAAGAAATCGACGAAGTATTGTTTGATAAAATCGACAAACTCCGTGATAAAATGGACAGCGATCATGACAGTGTTACTAAACGACTATCATTACTAGAGAAAAAACTCTGGATTGGTATGGGAGCACTGGCAGCAATTCTTGTTATAACAAATCCACAATCAATCAAAATCTTGAGACCATTGATTTCTTCCGCAGGAAATGCTATAATAGTTCCAGCGGTTGCCTATGTGAATGGATCATATTGATTCCAAATTTATTGGACTCGTATCCTCACGTCTTGAAAAGTTTAAGAGAGTAAAATCAAACCTGTTTAACTTCAGGTGCCCTATTTGTGGGGACTCTAAAAAGAACAAGAGCAAGACGAGAGGGTATCTTTATGCCGTAAAAGCAAATACAAATTTTAAGTGTCACAATTGTGGTGCTTCAATGTCTTTTAATAATTTTTTAAAAGAGATTGATCCTGCCATCCATAAGCAATATACTATGGAGAAGTTTAAGAGTGGCCATACTGGAAGAAATTTTGTAACTGAAGAACCTGTCTTTAAATTTGAAGCACCTAGGTTTAAAACTAAAATTGATCTCCCAAAAGCATCTCAAAGTCCCAGATCCGCAGGGTACTTGACTGCTAGAAAACTTAATCCAGAAAACTTCTATTATGCAGAACATTTCAAAGAGTTTGTAAATAGCATCAAGCATACCTTTGATGACACGCGATATGAAGAGGAGCGAATTATAATTCCTCTATATTATGAAAAAAATCTTATTGGGTTTCAAGGTAGATCTATAAATCCTAACCCGATTAAATACATCACGGTAATGATTAATGATGACTCGCCAAAAATCTATGGACTTGATAACATCAGAAAGGATGCTACAGTCTATATCACAGAAGGACCTTTTGACAGCACGTTCATTCGCAACTCGATTGCTATGTGTGGAGCTGATGCTAATGTTGATCGTTGGGGGGTCAGCAATCCTGTTTGGATCTATGATAACGAACCAAGGAACAGTGAAATCGTCGGCCGTATTGGACGCACAATCGATAATGGCGACTCCGTAGTCATCTGGCCAAATGGTATAGATGATAAAGATATAAATGATATGGTGATGTCTGGACTGGATGTGCAGTCCGTGATAGAATCAAATACGTATTCTGGTTTAGAAGCAAAACTTAAGTTTAACACTTGGAAAAAAATATGAGCAACGGCACAAAAGTTAAAAAAAGAGATGGACGTATTGAGTCTCTAGACCTGGATAAGATGCACCTTATGGTTGAGGAGGCATGTACTGGTCTTGCAGGGGTGTCTGCGAGTCAGGTTGAGATGAAATCCGGTATTCAGTTTTATGATGGAATTACCACTGGAGAAATCCAAGAGATTTTGATTAAGTCTGCGAGTGACTTGATTGATTTGGACCATCCTAACTATCAATTCGTTGCTGCACGTCTTCTTTTATTCTCTCTTCGTAAAAGTCTTTACGGTAAGATGAAAGAACTTCCTAATCTGGAATCTCACATTTTGGATTGTACTTCTAAGGATGTTTATGATAAAGACGTTTTTGCAAAGTATTCTAAAGAAGAGATTACTAAGGCAAATACATTCATTGATCATGATCGTGATTTCTTATTCACATATGCTGGTCTAAGGCAGGTTGTGGATAAATACCTAGTACAAGACAGGAGTGGTGGGGGAGTTTATGAAACTCCTCAGTTCATGTATATCATGATCGCGCTTACCATCTTCCGTGAATATCCTAAAGATACACGGATGTCTTACGTCAAAAGGTACTATGACGCAATCAGCAAGCACAAACTCAACATCCCAACGCCAATCATGGCAGGAGTTCGGACACCACTCCGTCAATTTGCATCTTGTGTTCTCGTTGATGTTGATGACACCCTCGATAGTATCTTTAGCAGCGATATGGCTATTGGTAGGTACGTCGCACAGAGGGCTGGTATCGGTATTAACGCAGGCAGAATCCGTGGGATCAACTCTAAAATCAGAGGCGGAGAGGTACAACACACAGGTGTTGTCCCCTTCCTTAAAAAGTTTGAATCAACTGTACGATGCTGCACACAAAACGGTATCAGAGGTGGTTCTGCTACAGTTCACTTTCCTATCTGGCACCAAGAAATAGAAGACATCCTTGTTCTTAAGAACAATAAGGGTACAGAAGACAATCGGGTACGTAAACTTGACTACTCAATCCAAATTTCAAAGATTTTCTACGAACGTTTCATTGCAAATGGAGAGATTAGCTTATTCTCACCGCATGACGTACCAGGTTTGTATGATTCCTTTGGTACTGATAGGTTCGATGACCTATATGTTAGTTTTGAACGAGATGAGTCTGTTCCAAGAAAGACTATCGGGGCACAAGAACTAGTTCTTAATCTACTAAAAGAGAGAGCAGAGACTGGTCGTATCTATATTATGAATATCGATCATTGCAACACTCACTCCTCTTTTAAAGATAAGATTGAGATGAGTAATCTGTGTCAGGAAATTACTTTACCCACATATCCACTTCAGCATATTGATGATGAGTGTGCGGAGATTGCTTTGTGCATTCTCTCTGCTGTAAATATTGGTAAGGTCTCTAAAGATGAAGAATTAGAAGATCTGTGTGACCTCTCTGTTCGTGGACTTGAGGAATTGATTGACTACCAGGATTATCCTATTGCAGCTGCAGAACGCGCCACAAAGGCACGTAGGTCTCTTGGAGTTGGGTTTATTGGACTAGCACACTACCTTGCCAAACTGGGTTATAAGTACGACTCTCAGGAAGCATGGGATGCAGTTCATGGACTGTCTGAGTCCTTTCAATATTATCTCTTGAAGTCTTCTAATCAAATTGCTAAAGAGAAAGGATGGTGTGCTGACTTTGGTCGCACTAAGTATGCAGATGGAATTTTGCCAATTGATACATATAAGAACGATGTAGACGAAATCAGCACTCAGGAGTATCAACATGATTGGGAGGGTCTTAGGGCATCTATCAATGAGTTCGGACTCAGACACAGCACTCTGTCCGCACAGATGCCTTCAGAGAGCAGTTCCGTTGTGTCAAATGCAACCAATGGAATCGAACCACCTAGAGACTACTTGTCCATTAAAAAATCAAAGAAGGGACCTCTTAAGCAGATTGTTCCACAATATGGAACTCTGAAGAACAACTATACTCTTCTCTGGGATATGCAATCTAATCGTGGTTACATTAACGTTGTTGCCGTGATGCAAAAGTTCTTTGATCAAGCAATTTCTGGTAACTGGAGTTATAATCCAGAGAACTATCCTGACAATGAAGTTCCAGTTTCTGTGATGGCACAAGATTTTTTAACTACATATAAGTACGGTTGGAAAACCTCCTACTATCAAAATACTCATGATATGAAAAATGACGAGATGGTGGAAGAAACAAAATCAAATTTAGATAATCTGTTAAACGAATTAGAACAAGCCGAGGAGGGAGAGTGTGAATCCTGTGCAGTTTAAGGTGTCATCAGTGGAAGATGTGAAAACTAAAGTTAAAGGCATGACAGTCTTTAACACTGAACAAGTTAATACTAAAAAGCAACCGATGTTTTTCGGTAAACCTCTGGGTGTCCAGAGATATGATTCATACAAATATCCTGTATTTGATAAACTTACCACACAACAATTAGGATACTTCTGGAGACCTGAAGAGGTTTCTTTGCAGAAGGATCGTGGTGACTATCAATTACTCCGTCCAGAACAAAAGCATATCTATACTTCTAACCTGAAGTATCAAATTATGCTTGACTCTATTCAAGGGCGTGGTCCTGGTATGGCATTCATTCCTTATTGTTCCTTACCTGAACTGGAAGCATGTATGGAAGTCTGGGGATTTATGGAAATGATCCATAGTCGCTCATACACATACATCATCAAGAACGTCTATGCAGACCCTTCAGAGGTCTTTGATAAGATTGTTACTGACAATCGTATTCTAGAACGTGCTAGCAGCGTCACAGGAGCATATGATGACTTCATCAACAGTGCTCAAAATTGGGGCACTGGAAACATGTGGCAAGAAGATTTTCGTGAGTCACCATCTTCACAGTGGGAAATTAAAGACGTTAAGAGAAAACTTTATAGGGCGATTGCTAATGTCAACATCCTGGAAGGTATACGGTTTTATGTTTCTTTTGCTTGTAGCTTTGCTTTTGGTGAACTTAAACTCATGGAAGGTTCAGCAAAAATTATCTCCCTTATTGCTAGAGACGAGAACCAACATTTAGCAATCACTCAAAATATTCTGAATAAGTGGAAGGCAGGTGATGATCCTGAAATGAAACAAATCATGAAGGAAGAAGAGGAGTGGACTTATAAGGCATTTGATCGTGCTGTGAACGAAGAGAAGCGTTGGGCAGATTATTTGTTCCAAGATGGTTCAATGATTGGTCTTAACGATAAACTTCTTCAGCAATATGTTGAGTGGGTTGCTAATCGTCGCCTGAAAGCAATTGGACTGAGACCGCAATATGACATTGCAGCGTCTGCTAACCCATTGCCCTGGACACAGCACTGGATCTCTTCTAAGGGTCTTCAGGTCGCACCACAGGAGACTGAGGTTGAGTCCTACGTTGTTGGTGGAATTAAGCAAGATGTGAAAAAGGACACATTCAGTGGATTCCAACTTTAAACCGTGCTTAAATAGGGGGACATGAGGTTCCCCTATGCCTAAGAATGAATTGAAGAAAGATGAGTTAAAGAATCGTATACTCAAATTAAAAAATGATGTATACGAAGAACCTGGCACAGTGTGGAAAGGGGATCGAGATATGGCACATAAATATCTCGACAAGGTGCTGAACATTATTGATGAGTATCGATATTGATTATGAAAACCCATGGATCTATTTGGGTGTTCCCTTTGATGGTAGCCTTATTCGGGACAACTACGGTTTTGTTTATAACATTACCAATCTCACAAACCAACGACAATACATTGGGCGAAAGTATTTTTGGCAG